CTGCCAAACCACCGATAGAGTAGCCTGGGAAATCCATGCTGACAAGGTCATGAGCCGATTGGCGACGCAAATCTTCAAATCCTGCTCCCTGCACAATCCCAAATAATCCTTGGTCATGCGGACGACGATGAGCCTTCAAACCACGCTCAGCCCAACGACTGGTACGCTCGATCGATTTTTTAACGTAGTCATAAGGCTGATAAAACTGGGGACATTCGTCAAAGGACATCATGATGTCTGAGCCCAGATTGTTCTGAATAGAGATGGCCTTTTCTGGTGATAGGAACATCTTAGATCCATTGAGATGGTTTTTAAAGGTTACTCCTTCTTCTGTGATATTACGGCTATCTGCTAAGGAATAAACCTGAAAACCCCCACTATCTGTCAAGATAGGCTGGTCCCAATTCATGAACTTGTGGAGACCACCTGCGCGAGCAATGAGTTCATCTCCAGGGCGAAGCCAGAGATGATAGGTGTTGGATAGGATAATCCCTGAACCCATCTCCTTCAATTCTTCAGGTGACTGAGTTTTGACAGTGGCTTGAGTCCCAACTGGCATAAACATAGGCGTCGGGAAGGTGCCGTGAGGAGTGATGATTTCTCCCAGACGAGCTCCCGTGTGTTTTTCTTTCTTAATCAAACGATATTTGATTGGTGAATCTGACATTTTTTACCTCCGAAGCTGGGAAAGACAGTCCCAGTTCATACTTTGTGCCCAAGGGCATACTGTATGATTTTATCAAAAAAAGCCGGAACTGTCACGAACTATGGTATAAAGAATTTGTGTTTACAAGTACTTTCCATTGCTTGTTGATAGTTTATTTTTTGCTTATTTTCTCTTTTAAATCATTTCCATTAATTTCTATCGTTTTTTTAAATCGTATTCATCTTCGTATTCATTTTCACACTCATATTTGCCCGTATAGTTTAGAAGGTTGCAATTTAATTCTAATAGTTTACAAAAGGATCAGTGACTAATTTCACTGTTTTTATTTTTAACAAAACACCGTTTTTGACAATAATCAAAAAATAAAAAGGATCTATTATTAACAAAATGACGTTTTTGACAATAATACCCTGCCATTATCCTCTCTATTCTTCAAGAAAGCGATTTTTTGAACAATAGGATTGTGATTTTGGTTTCTAATCGTTAAAAATGCCTGTTTTTGCAAAATAGAAATACAAACTCTAATTTTGTTAACGTCAACAAAATTGGCAACCAAGTGCTTTATAAAGCTATTTGTTGATGTCAACAAGTCAATTTCAGAGCAAACCATTTATTTTGCTACCGACATTGATGTCGGTTGGTTAGATGTTTTCTTGATTCAGAGCAAACAAAAAACCGCAAGCCTGAGCCTGCGGTGAAGAACTATTCTTTGTCTTTGTTTTTATTTTGATTATTCCCTGTAAACAAACCTATTAGCCCTAATGCAGTAGTTCCAGTTAAAACACTACCTGCAACTTGTTTATCTGTCGCTATTAAGTAAATTCCACCGATAATAACAACGAGGGCGATTAAAAAGCCGAATAACTGTCCCAATTTATGAGAAGAGATATTCCCTGATAAGTATTTATCTTCCATCTCTCTACGATGTTGGCTTTCTGCAATACCATTATCAATAATCTTTTGTGCAGCATCAGGATATAGCTCTTGATACCCTTTGAGGATATCTGGATGTGGTAGATCACCTTGATAGATTTCCAACTTCTGCAGAACTACTTGACGCTGTTCATGTGGTAAGCGCTCGACTTCATCAACAATATTATTGACTTCAATCAATTCTTTATTCTCGGTATCCAAATTTCATTACCTCTTTCTGAATGCCCATCGTTGATTTCTTGTAATCACTTTTGACTTTCTTCCAGTCTGGGACTGTATCAGATTTTACTTTTGAAATGCTCTGGTTAAAGCTAAAAACAGGCAATACAATTGCTGTCATACCAAGTAAAAAAGACTTAAAGTATTGAGGTCGTTTTGTATTTTTTAACATACCAAATTCCTCCTACTCGCTCCATAATATTTTTTTTGAATTAACTTGATTATGACATCTTTCTTTAAAAAAGTCAATGTTTCTTACTCTTTTTAAAGAAAAAATCCCCACAAGGATGAATCCTGTGGGGTAGATAAACATTTTAGAAAAGTTTTCCTTTCTATTTATTTAACTGTAATCAAGCCTTCTGGCTCTACTGTGAATTCTGGCTTGTCTGCCATTGTTCCGTCTGCCTTGATGTAGTACCAGCCTTGACCTGCTCTGACGAATTCATTAGATACCATGTTTCCACCCTTACTATCAAGGTAGTACCATGTATCCTTGTACTTGACCCATCCTGTCTTCATGGCACCTTCTACGTCGAAATAGTACCACTTCTCAGCGATTTTCTTCCAGCCTATGGCCATTTCGCCTGAGTTGTCGAACCAGTACCAGTTGCCGTCTGAGTGCTTCTTCCAGCGGTCTGTAAGCATATAGCCTGAGCCGTCGAAGTAATACCAGGTTCCGTTGATTTTCTCAAACTTGTCTTTTGGATAGCTTCCATCTGAGTGTACATACCAATAGCCTGTATCATTCTTCTGCCAGCCTGTTTCAGAGCCTAACCCGTTCTCAATGTCTCGCTTAAACTGTTCACGGCTGATGCCCCATTTCGCCAAATATGGGTAAGGGTCAACGTGGTCGCTACTGTTATCCGGCTGGTTATTGGTACAGTATTCATGCGTTTTGATACCTGCCAAGTCGTCTGTATCAAGAGTTTTCGGCAAACCTGCTTCATCTGCTAGATTTCGTAGCAATTCGATATAAAGGCGATAGTCTGTCATGAACTCTTCTTCAGTTGAATGGCTTTCAATCAATTCAACTGCTGCATAGGTTTCAGCATTCCAGCCGCCTCCAACATCATAGGCTCCATTATTAGTTGGTCCTACTTGCATCACACGACCATTCCCAACAACATGAGAGAAAAAGCCTGAATTGACAGGCCTGCGCATATGATAGTCTGCTTCATTCTGAGCGGTTGAGTTGCGATTGCCTGTTGAGTGGGCATGCACTTGACGGAAAGGCTCGAACCCAACAATCGGCAAATCTGTACGTAGTCTGCTTGTATCGATATCCATACCTACTCCTCACTTGGTTTCTTGTATTCTAGCGCTCGTGTGCTGTCTGTTATTCCGCTTGTTGTTGGGTCATTGACCAAACCGATAGCAGTCAAGAACACGAATACCGCATTAACAAGCAAAATCAGCTTGTTGCCGATATCACCCAAATCTAGATGATATCCAAAGACTGCTGCGCCAGCTTGCAAGACAAGCAAGAAGGCTGGGATTGCAGTCAGCCAAAAGAATTTATTTTGTAATCGTAATTTCCAGTTAATCATATGTTTTTCCTTTCTATTATGGCAATGTTGTTGGCCAAGGGTCGTCTGTTGGGTAAGATACCGAGCTTACTCGAATATCTCCAATATCTCGGTCGGTTGGCACTGGGTTTAAGAATTGGAATCTTAAATGATTTTGGTCTGCAGCTCCTCCTACATACCATGTACCGTACACAATTCCATTATCGTTATATATATTACCAATTAAGGATGATTGCGTTCTAAACCCTGTAGGTATATTATCTCTAAAAATGATAAAACAATTTCTTTCTCTGTCTGTTTCTTGAAGAATATAGCCTTGACCATCGCGTCTCACAATTCCGAACCAGCCCCATTGAAGACCTCCAAATTGATATAAGACCAGATTGTTAAAGCGTCTTATTTTTACAAACGAATTTCCTAGTTTTGAAACTGAGTTAAGTGTCCTCCAACCAGTATCACCGATTAGGACCTTCCAACCTGTATTACCATTCCCACTCTCTTTTATCCATTTGAGAGCGCCATTCGTCGCGTTGACATCTACATAGGTTGTTCCGATTTCAGCAGTGATACGCCCTTCTGGAGAGCCTGTGCCACGGATTTCATGGCCTACATTTTCAGGTAGTGGCAGAGTGACATTATTACCCCCGACAATGCCGAGGGTATTTCCTGTCAAGGTAAGCCTTGGTTCAGGCTTTTGGTTCAGAATCTTCACATCACGGCCAACCGCTTGAGCAAATTCCTCTAAATTGCTCATAGCAATCACGCTTTCGCTGCGTTATAGGTTGCGACCAGGTCAAGATTTGCAAACTCGTCAATACGACGGCCAAGGTCGGCGAGTTTTTGAACGACCGCCCCTTCAGTGCTACCGCTCAATTTAGCGATTTCCTCAGCGAGCTCTTTAAGCGTATTGAGATTTTCAGGCACTCCATCACCTAGAAGATCATTCTTAACTGCGGTTTTAGCCTGCTCAATAGCCTGCATTAAAGTAGCGTTGTCAATCTTCGTATCGATTAACTGCTTCAGCGCCTTGTAATCCACTCCCAATGCTTGAGCGAATGCAATCCATTTACTTGTATCCATGTTTTACACCTTTCCTAAATTGTAGTGCGTGAGCAAGTCTGGAATTTCCTGACATGCTCCACCTTCGCTTGCAGGTCTTTCTGCAAGTTGTTTTTTTACTTCTTCTGCGATATCCAGCTCTTTGAGAGTATGAACTACCTCAAGAACCAATTCTTTATCCGACGCTTCAATTTCAATGTAAGTTTTTCGATCACTTGGAAAAATATATCCCCCAGCCGAAATTTCTACACGATATTTACCGTTTGGCAGAATGCTGTCTAAATTAAAGCTAACAGATTGATCCTTGACTAGTGCTTTTGTCTTCCAACAATATTTATCTTTTGTTAGGGTTATAAGAGCTTCTTGCCCCTCAAGAGAAGTAATACCACGGAAATTTTCATCTTGCAATTCAAATCCGAAAATAGAGGATAAATCTCCCTGCTTGACACGAACGCCTCCGTCAACCTGAGTCAAATTAGTCGTATTACTACATCCCATTCCATGCCCCCTTTCTAATCATCTATTAAGATGCCTTCTTTGATATCCAATTTTTCAAAATCGCTGAATAAACGATCTATGTAGCCGTTACCTCCTAGAGTTTTATAGCTTTTATGCATACTTTCCACTAGTGAGAATTCATCTCTAGAGGTATATCCTCTATTAATAGCCCGTCGCATATCACGGTCAAGGCGCAACTTCATGGTATTTAGATGCGCCTCATCGTGAATTTTTAATTTTGCTTGCACTTCGTCGATTTTGGAATTGCTATCTTTAGCGGTAGTCTGGACATCTTTAATCTGTTTCTTAACATCGGTTAGTTCCGAGACGATTTTCTCCGTCTCTTCTTTGGCTTTTTTCGGCAATTTGTAGCTAAGCCAAGCGATGATAATTGGTGAAGCCGATGGTAGCACGTTCATGAAGAAATGTTCTATCTGTTGTAAGACGTCCATAAACACCTCTCTAGTTCGCTAAATGGCTCAAGCCAAGGCGTTCCAATTCTTTACGCACACGGTCTCGGAAGTGTTTATTGACAAATGAAAAGTCAATCGCTTCACGTTTCAATAGATTGATGTACATGTCGATTTTAGTTTGGTCTAATGTAATTTTACTCATTGTTGCTACCTCCATTGTTTTCACTAGTGCTCGCTTCGCTTGTCGGTGTAAGAATTTCATGTTCTGTCTCGCTTTCTGTTGGTTGTTCTACTGCTGGTGCAGGTTGTGTAGGTGCTTCTACTACTGGTTGTTCAGTAGTTGGTTGCGCTGGTGCTGCTTCAGATACGACCACGTTTGGAACTCCATTTGTGGCCACTTCTGTAACTGGTTGGGGTTCTGGTTGAACCGGTTGAGTTACTGGAGCAGGTTCAGTAGAGTGTGTTTCTGCTTCAGAAACGTGAGGCCCCTCTGCTTCGTCCTCATGCTCGTGTTCAATGCCATTGTGTTTCTCAAGCACTTCCAAGCGTGCCAGGATTTCCTCTATATCGTCAGTGTTACGTAAGCTGAGCTTCTGCATACCTTCCATGAGCTGATTAGATCGCTCAAGTGCTGCAGTCGTTTTAGCCAATTGTTCTTGGTTCTTAACGATAGCACTAGTTGGGTCAAGTTCAGTTCGTAGAATCTCTTTGACTGCTTCAATGAGCGTTTCGTCCGTATCACCCAAGTGGTCACCCTCCAACTCACGAGTGAAGAAAGTAAACGGCTTGTCACATTGAATAGAGACTTCCGTCTTGCCAACTCTAAAAAATTTATTTACTAATACAAATTCCATGTTTAATTACCTCTTTCCCTTTTTAGAATAAAATTGAAAACGATTATTACGATTAGACAAAAAATAATTTTTATCTGCCTGATTGTAAAACTCTAAAGTAACTTTGTAGTAAGACCTGCTGTTCCAGCTGTCGGTATAAATTTCCGCTGTCGCTGACTTGATTAATATTGTTCGACCTGCAGTGATTAACTTACCATTGCCCCAACGACCTGTATTTCTATATTCATTCCGTTCCACTACCAAAGAAACAGTCAGTTCTCCGCCACCACTAATCGAAATTTCTTCTGAGACGTCTATTTGTTTTACAAACATCGACTTCTCCCAAACCAATCTTGAACCAACATATCGTTCTACAATCTCATGTCCTCCGACATAGATTCCTTCTCTTGTAGCCATAGCATCACCTACTCATACACATCATAGATTGTGTTGGGGTCTTTTGTGCTGATTGCATTATATTGTGTTTTAGACCCATACCAGTACTTCATTTGCTGATTTCCGTTCTGGTTAATCAGTTTGTGGGCTACGTTTTCAGACGGTAAGCTTGGGATATTTAAAGCTGACCTGTTTACTCGCAAAACACCCGAACTATCGACTGTAATCGTTGAGTTATCAGGTCGCACCACACCAGCCTGCCCACTAGTCGCAGTCTTGGCTTTCATCACACCATTTGAAACCTCTGTTGTCTGATTATCTGGCCTGACAATCCCGTTCGAACTCGACGTAGCTACTGATACATTGCTACTGATTCCATTCTTTAATGTCTGCACAGACACTTTTTTCAACCCACGGCCATCATGAATCATGATGTTGTCCGAGTTGTTAACCTGACTAGCCTGTGGCAAATCAGTTACTTTTCGCGTCTGTGTACTAATTACTGCCATATTATACCTCCATAATGTATTTCCAATCTGCAACAATCACATGACCGTTTTCATCAGCAAGCAAGGTATGTTCTGTACCGTCTTCTGTACGGATTGGAGCAGTGAAGTCGTTCTGCAAGAACATATACTCGATAGCATTTAGTCTATCTTCGTGTTCCTGGAACTCAAGCTTCAAAGCCTCTACTGACTCATAACTTGCTTGTCTGACGTTGTCTACGTTACCTAACCCAACCTGTTGCTTAGTCACATTATGCGGATTGTTGTGATTGTTTAAGTGATTTTGAAAATCTTGCTTACTTGCTTGCTCAACATTCGTAACATTCCCTAGTCCCACTTGCTGCTTAGTGACACCGTGTGGGTTGTTGCGGTTTTGGATGTGACCAGTTAAATCAACTTTCTCTGCCTTGCTTTTAGTAACCTCGTCAATTTTTTCGGGAAGACCGTCAATATCTGCAACCTTGTGACGGTGGGTTGCGTCGGCTTTCCCATTCCAACGTATTCGTTCCTGGTCAGAAACGTGACGGGCAGTGTCTCTAATGTGATTATCGATATTTGTCTGTAACTTTCTTTCTGTCGCCTTCAATTCGGGGACAGTTGCATAAACCAAGTTAGTCGCATTGTATTGAATGGTAATCTGACTATTCTTGCTGATAGTTGTATTGAAATCATAATCTCGATATACGTAAGCAGATGTTTTGGGAGGAATTACATCTCCCTGCTCTGCCCAAGTGTACATGTACATGAACTCTTCATGATTCCCACGTTTTGCAAACACACCGATTTCATTCACAATCATTTCACGCTCAATCTGTGAATTATCAAATCGAGCTGTAAGACGAATCGTATCAGCTACATCAGTCGATAAGGACTGTGTAACTTGCAAAGAATGAACAACTTGTACAATATTGTTTTTCTTGCCAATGTCCGTTCGATGCCGACCGCTTCCCAAAGCTATTCGAGTAAAGACCAGTGGTTCTCTATTTTGAATTGCTAAGGCCGTTTCACTAATGGCTTTATCGGTCACAATAGGCTGGATAAAATATCCCATTTATTTCCTCCTATTCAAATCGAACTGAACGAATATCACTGAATGTATGAGCGCTAATATAAATTGTATTCATCATTGGCGCTTCAACCGAGAATTGGATCCCTAAATGAGCAGGAATCAATTCACGCACATACTTTAAAAAACGGTTCAAATACCCCGTCGGTAGTTCTCCTAAAAATCGGATATGTACCGCTGAACCCTTGACCGTTACTAAGTTATTGACATTCGTAAAGCTCTTTGTAATTTTTTGTAAACTCACTGAGTTGATTTTAATTTTGGAAGAAATTAAAGTGATTAAATACCGCCTTCGTTCTTCCAAATCAATTGTTTTTGGTTTTACCTGCAAGGCCTTTTCCCAACGTGTAATCCAGTCTTCCGTCGCTTCTGGCAACAACATCAACCGTCTAGTATCAAAGATTAAGTCTGTAATCAATTCCAGTTCTGGAATTTCAGTTTCAAACAAATCATTGATGGTTGGATCTAAGACCTCTGGCAAAGCCGATAACATACGATATCTAACGTGCGACATTAATAGTTACCTCCGCTAGCTTAGGAAGCATCGTGTTTGATAATTCGATACTCTGTTCCCTGTCGTTCAACAAAATACGGTCCACATCGCGAACCCCATTAATTCTGTCAATGATTGTAGCAACTTTATAGTTCCGAACCTCTTTCTCTTCAAATGCTTCTTCACGTAAGTATTTAATGAGTTGGACTTTCGCCTCATTCTTGATTGTTTCAATGTCTACATCTTCATTAATCTTGATGGTTGCAGTAATACGAACGTTATAGCCACTTACAGACTGCACGGTCACATAAGCTCCGATTGGAGCCACACCTAGCCCATGGCCACTTGGTTCAGGATCCAAGTAATTTTTGAATTTCTTTACCAGTTCTGGACTTGCTTCATTGCCGTCAGCATCCGTAATCGATACACGTACTGTATTTTCACCTTTCCAGAGCGGTTCAATAAGTGCTGAACCAACACCAACGAACTCACTTGCCCATTTCTTGTATTGGGCTATATTTCCGTTTAAAGTCGGTGTCTTCAAGTACTCAATGGTACGCTTGCGGAGTTGTTTATCCGTCTCTTCGTCTTCTCCTACGACGATAACAGAGCCAATTTCTGCTCCTTTAAAGCCGCTCAATACATCAATGTTGATGAGTTGACCTCTTACATAGTTGGGAGCATTTCCGACTTGTTCAGCTACTACACTATACTCAAATCCAGAGCGGCGTTCCAAAACACGGAAATTATACTCACTATTAACCACGCTGAAACGGGTTCCGAGCGGAATTTCCTGCTTGAATTGAACTAATCGAACTGATGCTGTGGCTGGCAAGCGTTCAACTCCGAACTGCCTACACAAACGAGTCAAGAAAATTCCTGTACTCGTATCTAAAAAATTGACTTCCTCATACGATTTTAAGACCGTGTACTGAATAGCAACTTCTCGAGCAGCAGGCGCTACTAGATTGTACAAGACAGATCCTTGTCTTTTGTCATACTTATCATCAAACAAGGCCAGCATATCCTCTAAAATTTCTGGATATGTTTTTACCTTTATCATCGTTTCACCTCCAAATCCATCTCAAATGTTCCAAAATCACTATCAACTATGAACTGCACATAAAACTCATCTTTCTTTACCTTAGTAGAAAAAGAATGAGCCTCATGAATCCTGTCGTCTTCATATAAGGCTTCTTTTATGCGCCGTGCGATATCCATTTGGGCATAGTCCATATCCCCGCCAAATAAAGCATCTAATTCAACACCGTAACGATGGTCGTAAATTGTATAGATAAACCGTTCGGTCGTCAGCATGCGTCTGATTGATTGCTTCAGAGCATGAATACCATCTGTTTCTAACAAGATATTGGTTTCATCTAGTGTTAAGCTAGGCTGTTTCTTAGCTTCAACAACATTTTTAGCAATGTTTAAAAAGTTTGTTTTAGGAGTACTCATTCATCAGAACCCCCTTTCACTTTGCGCTTGTAGTGGAAAATTTTCTTGTACAAGACATAATAAAACCCTCCACCATCTTGTCTGATGAGATGAAGGGTTTGACCTACGTACTCAGGATCCAATGCTTCATCGGTCCAGGTGACAGCAAGCATGGAATCATCCAAAATCAACTCATTGGTCAATTGGATTTTGAGTGGAGAAACCGATAAAACAACACCAGTCGTTATCTTGGCGAACTGGCGATTTTCAATGAAATTACTGATCAATTTCTTTAGATTTTCTATTACTTCCATCTACTCACTTCCTGCCATGAATAATTTAATTTCCATCGTGTGCTTTTCTGCACTGAAGGAATGAGTTGCCTCTTCAATGACATACCACCCCTTCTTCTCAATATCCTTGACATCCACATAGACTGCATGACCTGCTAAAAAGTCAATACTTCCAATATCAGCTTTTAGACTGAACGTTTCTTTGGGACGGTTTTTCATCTTCAAGAGCATTTCGCCCCATTGTTTGATTTGTCCCTCAGTTGCTTTCTCATCCACTTTTTTCATGTACTGGAGTTTTCCCCAAGCACCGATATTGTAACTGTCCTGATAGATGTAGACCTCTCTCTTTTTGGTTTCTTTGTTCTCTTGGATCAAGCGGACAATATTAGCACTATCCTCAATCGAACCTTCAAACTCAAAGCTAGACATAAAGGATTCATTTCCGATAATGTACTGGATTGGTAAGTTTTTTGGAGTCGTTAGCGTCAACTCTCCGAACTTGTCATACAAAACCAGCAATTCTCCACTTTGTACCAAGGTCTCATCCATGGCCTCCTGAATAATATCCAGAGCCTTCTTATCTTCCTTCAACTGAGGGGATAAGGTCACGGACGGGGCTTTTAGTTCCCCAATCTTCAAATCAAAATCTCCTGCGATTGCTGAGACGATTTGATTGACGTTTTTATCCCTGGCAACGAAGTTGATATTGCGTAGTAAGTACTTTATCTGGTCGTGAAAAGTCAAGGTTGTTTTGGTATCTTTTTCGTACTTGATTTTCGTCAAATAACCAAAGAATACCTCTTTATCATCTAGCTTAAAAGCAAGTGGAGAACCATATTCAAAGGCTACTTTTGTAGAGTTGTACAAGCTAATCTCCACGCTCCAAGCTGACCCTTTTCTAGTTGTCTTGAATTCGACCTTTTCAGACACAGTTGCTAAATCCCATGTATCTCCAGTTTTATTGTTCTGATAGAATAATTGCATCATGGTATCACAAACTCCTGTCCAGGGTAAATCCAATGAGGGTCTTTGATTTTGTCTTTGTTGGCTTCGTAAATTTCAGTATATCGGCTGCCATCTCCATAAAAGGTCTGTGCAATCCCCCAAAGAGTATCACCGCTTACAACCGTATGGCTTTTTTGAGCAGGTTTCTCAGTCGTAGGGCTACGTTCTTCCGTAGCTTTCGCCTGCGGTTTCTTTTTAGTAGCCTCAAGTGCTTGCTTGTCTTTGATGGTGACCTTTCGTGGTTTGTGAGACCGATATTGTAAGAACTTAATCTTATAAATCAGGTCATCTTCATATCCCGTCTTGGTCGAGACATCAAACTGCTCCACTAGAAATTTCCCGTTAATAGCAGAACCAAAAGCACCCCCAATCATGAGTTGAATAGGAGTGCCTTCAGTCTTAAATTTACGAATAGAGGAGACAAAGGATTCTGGAGAGACACGGCTATTCCGTTGGTAGTTTCCATCGTATCTTCCACTAGGAATAAAGGATTCAAACTCAATCGATTGAAGCTCTGGATTTCCGACAAGCGGAACGTTACCAGTATCAATGATAGCGACTGTCTCAATTCCTTGTTTGTCCTCCAGTTTGATTTCTTCTGGATTCACTGGCAATTTAATGCCTTCAATAAATATAAACATCTGCTACCTCCTTCCTAGTAAGCCATGAGGCCATCAGCGCCATTATTCAAAGCGTCCACAATCGTTGCATTCAAATCATCCAACACGTTGGCATACTGACCAGCATTATTAATAGAGTCGATGTTGGTCACAATCTCTGGTTTCAAGGTAATGAAGTTCTGTTGCCACTTCATGGTCGCGACATCCTTAATTAACTTGATGTATTCATCATCCAGTTTGATTTCATCTTCAATCTTTCCGACTTTATCTAATTTACCACCAGTTGGATTGTGACCGCCGCCACCTTGTCCTCCGTCTCCTTGTCCAGGTGCTGAACTTGCTGGGCTTAGTTCATAAGGTGTCTTTCCTTGGTCACCCAAGAAATTGTTTCCTGCACCGTTGGCATCGCCAGCTCCTTTGAAGAAACCACCTACAGCCTTATCAATCCCTTGACCGAATTTATAGCCGTTATTAAAGGCCCCACCGACGCTACCAAATTCAAGATACCCCAGTTGTGGAGTCTCTAGTTCGGGAGTTTTTAAGTTAGCTTGGTGGCTAATAAGACCATCTGCCAAATGCAGACCTTCAAAAGTCTTCTTGACTGGTTTTTCCATGCTGTCAATGGCGTTCGCAATATCACCGGCAAAGTTCGTCCGACCAAGAGAAACCGTTCCAACAGCGCTTAGATTTAGACCGAACCCATTTAAGAAGCCAATCATTTTATTAAAGCCACCAAGGACAGAGTTAATCATGCCCTCGACTGCACCAATAACACTATTAACCATACTATCTACAAATCCAGCGATAGCGACCGCCATCCCTCTACCACCTTGGGCAATATCATACCATGCCATTTGACAGTTATAAGTCAATTCATTCCATAGATTTATAGCTCCCGTAATAAACCAGTCGATAAATTGCAAGATTCCTATTATAATCGTTAGAATGAAACTATAAATCCCCATACCTATCATCATGATGCCGTTAGCAACACCAAAAACAAGTTGTAGGACCATATTTATCACCCATATAATGATATTGATAATCCCGATAATCACATTCCAAATTATCATTCCAAGGGCAAATATCGCTCCCATGATGATTCCTGTAGCTGATAAAGCTGCACCAGTAAGATTGTTAAACCATGTAACTAAGGCATAAAAGAGACCAATAAGGATAATGACTGCCATCACAATCAACATGATTGGGTTCATTGCCATCACTGCATTAAAACCAGCCATAGCGGCTTTCGCAACATTTGTAGCGATACTAAATAGATTGGTCACTATACTTGCTGCGTTCATTGCGACTATATAAGTTCCTATAGCAATTGCCACAGCAATAATAATCGGTTGAATCACAGACCAGTTGTCAATGACAAATTGAGCAATAGGAGCTAACATACTCAAAACAGCCCCAATCATATCCATAGCAAAGATAGCCGCTTGAACGACATATTGAAGTGCCGTGGCTACAATCTGGGCAAATTGTTGGAAGGCGGACGAGTTCACTATCTGATTAATCTTAATCGATATCGGCTCAAGTGCCTTGGTCACAAAGTTCAGGAAGTTCTGCCATGCTCTACCCCAAGTTAGGGGCATATTACGAAACTGCTTGTCAATCGTATCGCTTGCTTCTAGCATGGCAGTTTTGACAATGTCGGCCGTAATCTTCCCGTCTGCTCCAAGTTTCTTAACCTCGCCACGGCTAACACCTAGCTTATTGGCAATAGCTTGGATTAATGCTGGTGAAGTTTCAGCAAGAGAACGCAACTCATCACCCTGCAACTTACCACTAGCCATAGCCTGAGTAAGCTGAAGCATGGCGCTTTTTTGTTCTTCAATGCTTGCGCCACCGACTACAAAGGATTTGTTCATAGTTTCCAAAAAAGCAATTGTCTCGCCGTTGTTTTGAAAAACATCGCCAGCTTGCATCCTCATCTTAGCGACACCGTTCGCCATGGTTGTATAGGCTGAACCTGTACGTTGTGCGGATGTATAGATAGACTTCTGCAGTTGCTCCGTCGTCTGCGTACCGTCTCGGATCATATCTAAACGAGCGTGCATATTAGCATACTCGTCTGACATACCTATAGCTTGTTTGGTAATTTTACCGACTGCAATACCAGCTAAAGTGGTCTTCAACAAACCTTTCAAAGATACTAACCTACTTAGTTTGTTAGAAGCATTATTAGAGGCATTCCCTAGATCTCTTAGAGCCAGCTCTTCTTTTTTGAGCCCTGCAGCTGCTAGAGTTGCACTATTTACAAATCTACCGTTGACATCAACGACTCGCCCAGCTTTATTGACAAAATATTGACCAGAATCACCAGCTTTTTTCATAGCGGACTCTTGAGCCTTCATAGCTTTGTCTATGCCAGAACCTGCGTTTTTGACACGCTCCATAGTCGCATAGATTTTATTCAAAGTGCCTGTGACTCTATCGGTCAAAGACATGGTTGTTTGTATATTGGCCAATAGAATCACCTCACTTCTTCATTTTTTTACGTTGTTTCGCCTCTTCATGCATGACTGCAGCGAAAAAGGCTTTTTCTTCTACATCCATATTCACAAATTCACTAGGGCGAATGTAATAGTTTACGAGGGCGAAGTAGGCAAGTTGTGCCTCCGCGTCCTCTTTTATTAGTTTTTTGCCTCGTCAACCTTGTCTTGGAAAGTTTGGTTGATACCGCTGAGTTCAGTCACGGCTTCCAAAATCAAGGCACTTTCGCCCCAATTGAACATGGTACCGAATAATTCGGAAGCTCCCATTGTTCCATACGAATCTTGCAATTCTTTATCGTTAAGGTCAGGAACCACGATTGACGCAATACAGATTTCACGGTTATACTTAACACCGTCAAAGACACGCTCTTGGCGTCCGTTACGACCAGGCTTATTGACAAAGCAACGGTCATTGATTAAGTCCGCTTCACGAGCGCTCAACACTCGAATTTTAACTGGTTCCTCAAAAGAAGGAAGCAAGACATCCTTAGTCTCTTCCCCTTTTTTGTTTTGTTTCAAAAACGCTTGTAATCCACTCACCACTATTTCCTCCTTGTGTTAGTATGTAATTTCTTGGAATTCTGATAAGATATCAAAATCTTGGAATGTGAAGTCGGTTTCTTCATCAATGACCTCATCTGCTGATCCATCTAGTTTAAAGATAAGTGATTCTTTGAACAGAACACCTTTCAAAACAATTGTGTAGCGACCTGCACGAGATGTGCGGTCTTCATTGGTACACTTAATATCGATACGAGGCAATAACCCGTTTTTGACGTATTCCAGAGCCATTTTCTTCAATTCAGGACGGTGGTAATACATCTTCACAGTTCCTGTACCTTCTGCACCGACAATCTTACCACCCTTCATACGAGAGTTAAGAGGGGTCACGTCAGCTTTTGTATATTCAATTTTCGCTTCTAGAGAGATAAGCTCTGCTAGTTCGTACTGCTTGTCATTGATTGTAAAGAAGACCGTTCCTTCTTTAGCGGACAAAGCATCTAATTGGTTCATAATAGCCATTAGCTAGTTTCTCCTTTCTTAATCACAGATAACCGTCATGTACAAGATTTCCATAGCGTCTGTCAAGACAACTGGCAAGTTCACCACAACTGATTCTTTAGTGATACCTTGTGAAATCTCAATATCTTTCGCTTTATACTCCAAAGCCTGCTTTTGAGCAAGTGGGTCAAGGACCATTGTGATAATTCGTTGTTTAAACAACTCACGACCATTCACATTGTTTGGCACTTTACCAATGAAGTAATTCTCAAAGATGTACTTGACGTTAGCATTGATATTATCCATGGTACGGACAAGTTTGTTCTTACCAAAGATACGACTGTGTTCTGCCGTATAGCTAGTAAATGAGTTCACATCTGACAGGATAATCACTTTTTCATTTCGATAAGCAAAGATAAGCTGGCCTTTATTGATGAGCTTTTCAGCCTCCGCTTCGTTCTTACGCTCACAGTCGATAGCGCCTGGATAAGATTTGAATGTATTGGATTGCAAGCCAGCCCCTGCGTACTTACCAGCTACGAAGTATACACAGTCCTTAGCGCTTAGTTTCGTACCATCGCTCAATGTAACCCCGTTACCAACTGATAAAACACCTTCATCGTCAGCGTCCGTGTAATCATTCAAGACAGCAATGACTGAACGACCAGCATCACGCCATTTCTTGATATGAGCTGTCACAAGTGCTTTTGTTGCGCTTTCGTCAGTACCCAAAGCCAAGACACGGAAGTCTTGAGTATCGAGTTTATTTAGGAAATCTTCAACCTCTGAATTAGTTGTAGCTCCATCGGTACCACCTTCAAGCAAGATTGTTTTATCTTCTGTTGTTAAAGTACCAGTCACATTCACATAGTCATTCTTAAATGGCAAGGCTGTGATGATTTGTTTATCAACTTCTTTTCCAAAGAAAACAGTTGTTACCTCAAAACCAGTCTCGACTTGCTTCTTGAAGATAACATGAATATGGTTACCAGCCAATCCTTTGTATTTAGCTGTAACGACCATATCTCTTTCTGTTTTCGTTGCCTGTACTCCAGCGTTGTTCACACCATTGTAGACAAGGACCTTACCGGTTCCTTTCAAGGCTTCACGGATTGGAAGAAGTTCGTCAATCGGTTTACCAAATAGGCGACGGAAGTTGCTTGTACCATCAACAAGTGTGAAGGCACCAGGCTCTCCCCAAGATCCAGCAATCATAACTGCTGCAATCGTATTATCTTCCAAAGGAATAATCACATCATCTCTTGATACGAAATTGATGTAGGCCTTTGGAACTCGTTTATTCTGTACTGTCCATTGTGCCATTAGTTAGCCACACCCTTTCTCCAGTCTTCTAAAATGCGTCTTACTTCTGCTAGCGAGTATGACTGGTCGTCTTCCAGCAAAATGTTTAACAAAGTTGCATCATCTTCAAAATACTTGAGTAGTGCCTCTTTGCCAAATTTATCTTCAGTGGTTGTCACCACTGGTTCGGTTACATAACCTACTTCTTCATTCATTTCCATGAGAAGTTTCACCTATCCTTTCTAATATTTGCATTGTCGGTTCTTCTTCAACCCATCGTACGTATCGAGTAATTGTGAATGTGCATATCAAGTCATTGGCATTGTATTCCACCTTCAAATCATTGATAGGGTACTTATCCCCCAAATAACGAAAAGATGGCGAATTAAACACCATTTCAATCTCTTCAAACTTTTGGTATAAGTCTGTTGTTTTTTCGGTGTAGTAATGCAGCAAGACAATAAAAACCTGCTTATCGTTTTGGTTTGCCAACCGCT